CGGTGCTAAATCCAGCGCCATTCAATGCAATGGAGCTGGCAGAGGAGGTTATGCCAGTTATTGAGGTAGTAGCGTATGCGAGATTTGCCGTGTTAGTGGCTATGTTTGTCGTATTAGCGGTTATGCTTGCCACGTTAGTGGTAGCTTCAGCGCGAACTTCATCGCCCAAAGTAGGCCAATCTAGGCCACTGACTAACGTGCCCTTGAACGCCCATAGGGCAACAATGTCGTAATAAAGTGTATTTGGAGTGTGCTGTGAGTAGAGAATAATACCAGTTTCAGTTGCCGCAACAGTAACTGTTAGGCTTACAAATTGCGGACTTGACGTGGTTGTTATTGTGCCAACGCCTTCCTTTGTTCTAAGGGATTGCTGATTGCTGACAAGGCCTATCCCAGGTGTGGTTGCAGATGAGTAGGTGCGACCGTAAAGCGATACCGCTGCGCCATTGCCAGTAACAAGAGCACAAACTGTAACCTGACTACCTATTGTGGCGCCAATGTCATCAAACCAAATTGCAGGGCCGCTGAAAGTCGCAGGAGCAGGATCGCGTCGTAGTGCCTTCCCGTCAAAGATTGTATTGTCTACTAAAGTCCAATTGCCAAATGCGTTGTACCACCTATTCCTACCATACAAGGCGGTGGCGTTGGCGCTGGTAACTTTACGGAAGAAAGGATCGGGCCATCCATTTAGCTTGCCCGTCCAATTTGGCTGCACGTTGGCATTAGGAATGCTGCGAAATAGATCGTCAATGGTGATGCGCTTATTTTTACTAGTGCCAACACCTTCGCTGATGTCAATAATGGGCAAATAGTCATTGCCCGCTGGAGTGGTAAGCACCGTGAGTGCAGAAATCAAACGATCAGACATGACTATTCCTCAATGGAAGGGAGAAGGGCTTCAACGGGCTCGGGAGCTTCCTCGGGGAGAGCGAATGCCTCAGTAGCTGCGGCTGCGGCAAGAGCCTCTATTACGGTTGACTCAGGAGCTTCCTCGATGGGAGCAACTGGTGGCACAAATTCGCCATTAACATAAGACCATCCAAGGCCACCATTTTCCAGGGGGACGATGGAACACCCTGCTGGTGGTTGCCATTCTGTACTGCGGTCCCATCGAATGGCATTAACGACAAGTCCTTCAGAATCAATAATTGCGTAGAGCATAATAATTAGTAGAAAAGAGCGACGACGCCATCAACGCCACCTGAGCCGAGCACAGTGCCGCCACTGGCAGTGCCACCCAATCCACGAGAGCCTGGACTATAAGTGGAATCAACTGCCCATGCCACAGAGGAAGTTCCACCGACCCGGCCAGTAAGGTTTCCATTTACAAATGGAGGAGTAGCTGCGCTTATATTGGATCTTCGCAAGTTTGCATCGAGAGAACTGCATGAACCAGCCACCCCTGTCAAACTTCCAAAGTAAGCGCCGCCGCCCCCACTGCCGCCAGTTGCAGAAATAGTAGAAAACGTGCTGATTGCGCCAGGACTGCCGTCAGTCTGAGTAAGTGATGACGAATTGACGGTGGGTACGGCGCTCCCAGCGCCCCCGGCTCCCACTGTTACTAAGTATGGCGTTCCTGGTGCGACAGTCAATAACCCGAGCCCATAACCACCAACACCGCCGGAGGAGCCACCGTTGCCGCCTGTCTGTCCGAAGCCAGCGCCACCACCACCACCACCGCCAATTACAATAGCTAGAACCTTTTCAACGCCCGGTGGACATATCCAAGTATTGGACTGTGTAAAGACTATTGCATTGCTGAGGCCTGCAACAGTAGACGCCCAGCTTGCAACAGTACCATTAGTCTTCAGGAACTTACCATTTTGCCCTGCCTGTGCTGGAATCGAGCCTTCAAACAAAATAGTGTTGCCAGAGATGGTGGCAACAGTGACCCATGCGTTATTGGCTGCGTTGCGCTTGTACCAAATTCCAGTGCTAGGGCCAGTCTCCTCAACCCAATCCATGTGCGCGACAGTGACTGCCGGTGCCGACGTGCCACTGTTGTTGCTAAACAAGGCGGCAAAATTGTTATTGATCTCGGCACGTACCGCTGGAAACAGCGCGTTTTCTACTGATTGGTCCGCTTGCGCCATTAAGCCTCCTTGCCGTAACCAACGGCATTGTAGCTGAAGCTCCTGATCACAGCAGCGCCAGCACTGTTGGCGAATGCTACCGTAAAGCCAGTGCGCGTCACACCGCTGACCGTGAAATAGTCGCCCGTGGCAAGGTTTAGGGGACTGATGGACACCTGAGGTGCCGCGTAGAACGCGCTGGCAAAGGAGATGTTGTACGTGGAGCTGGCCGTACCACCACCGCTTTCGGTGCGCTGCTGGAGTTCAGCCGTTGCCCCGAGTTCCGTGATGACCATCCCCACTCGCCTACTGGCAGTGGTTGCCACCACTTTTAACTGAATACCACGAGCGCGAACAATGGCATTGGCATACTCGCTCCATGCAGACCACACTGGCGCAACAGCAGGGTTGCCTAGCGTAGTGCGCACATAGGTAACGGCGTTCACCTGATCGAGGTCCGTGCCATCAAAATCTCCTGGCTGGCTATCAAAAACGCCACTTAGGCTATCAAAGAAGATGTTAATAGCATCAGGTCTTGAAACAATGCGCCGCCTAATGTTGACATCATACACCTGCCCAAGATCGAACGTGTCTGCATAGATGCGTTCGCCAGTTAGCCCAGACGCTGGATTTAGAAACAATCCGCCCCTGCCAGCGTCGTAAGGCAAATTGGTATTGGTACCGCCGCTGAAGGTTGGATTTTCTGTCCAGGTCTTGACGACCAAGCGCTGTTGTGGCGCTGGAAGCGTCGCTGAAATGCCTACAGGCACTGGTGAGCGTTGACGTGATTGATCGCGGAAAGCAACAAAATATGTGCCATCAAGCAGCGGCACTTGCTTTTGCGTTTGAGTGCCAGCAGCGGCTTGCACAATGGCATTACTGCTGCTCCATTGTGCTGGTGGTACGCCTGACAATGCTCGTGGATCATGCCTCAGTAATACCTCGCCGCCCACTAATACGTCCAGGTCAGTGGCCAAGTCCCATTGGATGATGGCTGAGCTTTGGTCAATTGGCACCAGGCTCACGCCAGTTGGATTGGCAGGTGGCGCCGTGACGCCAATTACATTGACAGCCAACGAGGCGGGTGTACTGCTAATGACCTGTGTGGCACTGATTGAGCTTACTTCAATGCTATAGGTGCTTTGCGTAACATTTTCGATTTCATAGACAGGACCATAAACCCTGGCTTCGCTCCAGTTGGTGGAAGCGTTGCGCCACCGCACCCGATATTCGTTGATACCGCGCACCGGCCTCCAGGTAATCGACAATTTAGCCGCCACTCGCCTGTTCAGTTCATACAGCACTTCCGTGGCGGCAAGCGCTATGGGAGCATCAGGCGGAGTGTTTAACACTGAAATGGGACGGCTTTCTAATGCCGACCCACGCTCGATGTAGGCGTATTTGCTGGCGTTATAGGCAATGGCGCTGATGGCAAAATTCATGCCATCCTGCTCCTGCACGCCAAGCACACGCCACTGCGTAGACACTATTCTGCTGGAATCACACAGCCAGGTAGCATTAGCCGATGGTGCCGCAGAAAATGGCGGCGTCACGGTAATAACGCGACCAACAATGTCAAGGATGGTGCGTGTCTCGACAATACCATCAGGCAGCATCACGCTGAGCTGTCCTCCAGTTACGTCTCCAATGTTGTCAACCGTGATGTCGGTGGTCGTAGCAGAGCTAATGCGCCCAGCGCGACGTTGGCCACTCTTAACCGGATCTGCAATCTCAATGATCGAGCCAGGCCGCAGTAGTACGCCATTTTCAATACCAGTGACAAATGAACATATTTCGGTTTCATATTTTTCAGAGTAAAGAAGCCACTCCCCAATTCGATGAGCCTGTGCCCTGCTGGTGCAAGCAAAAGCGCTCACTTCCCTGGTAATTACGCCATACCTGCTGATGCCGTCAATATCTTCTACGATCTCACGATCAATGTCCTTAATGTCAAGATTGAGCCAACCAACAATGGCAACAGTGGCACGAGCCTTGATGCTGCTACCTTCATAGGAGAAGCCATTTTCTGTAACGTTAGCAAGTGTAAATAGTGCAACGGGATCCGCTGGACTATCTTGCATAACGCTGATGCTGCCGATACTCCAAAACGGCATAGCGCGAAACACTGAACACAGGTCATTGATGAGCTTGTAAGCCTCCTCCGCTGTCTGGATGTTGACGTTGCAGGAGAATCGTGGCTCTACGCCAGTGGCGCTTAGGCCAGTTGGCACCAGTTCTGAACAGTATTGTGAGGCGCGATAAAATGCCCACTTATCAAGCGTGGCTGGCTGGATGTGATCCCCCGTTCCATAGCGAGTTGACGTGAGCAAGTCCCACAGAATCCACGCAGGGTCGCTACACCATTGTGCAGCACCAAACGTGCCATTCCATACACCGCTATAAATCAATCGCCCACTAGCAATATCAACAGTGGCATTAGAAGGAATGGCAATCTTGATGCCGCGAATCCTATAACTACGGCTCGGGATGGAACTAAATTGCTCCGCATCAATACGCAGGGCAACATAAGCACTATTTGGATAGCGAAGTTTTTCATAATTTATTTCGCCATAGCTAGACAGCAAAAAGAAATTAGAAAGTCTCGTGCCGTCGTAGCTTATTGGAGTGATACGAGTGACGCGAACAGACGCTGATGGTGAAACTCCAGCAGGAGGGGTGGGCCAAGTTAAATTGATGATATAGTCACGCTGGTATAGATCGCTGGTGCGACCAGTAATGCGATCTCGAATAAAACCTGTTGCACTTGAATCTGTTGCATAGCTACCGCCATTGTATGAAACGGCAATGGTAAGCTCAATCTCAGTGCCAAGAATGTCACCTGTATCAGTAATAAATTGCAATTGAGGCACGTCAATTGTTATACGAACTGCGTCAACTTCAGGATTGGTAATCTCTATAGTTGACTGATCTCCTGCCTCTTCTAAAGGAGCACCAACGCTTGTTGGATTTTCGATGGGACCGAACCCTGGTACATAGCGCTGATCCTGCTCGCCAAAGCGAGTGACAACTGTTACATCACGAAAGTTGTAGTCACTGGCGGGTGGCGTGCCAGTGATACTGGCACCATTGCGAAGAATTGACGTGTCATTGAAGAAGATGTCTTTTAGGGCTGCATTATTATATTCTGCGGTGTATCGCGTTAGACCAAGCTTTGAAGGTGTAGCAAAACCTTCAATCTCCCCTTCGCTCAGTAGCTCAATAATGTTTGCGTAAGACGTAGAATCCAGATTGTCCTTTGCCGTAGATGGTCCATTACGGCTGCCGCCACCGCCCTTGCCACCACCGCCAGCACCAAAAATACTCATGCGATCACCTGCACGATGTCAATGCTGGCGCTGATAACTACGCTGCCAGTTATAATTTCTCCGTAAACAACGGGTACTGGAACGCCCGCACGACTAACATTTTGAATTCCGCTAAAGCTGAAGCTTTTGCGAGGATCCCCTTCGTCCGTAGTATTGATTTTTGGCGTAGGAGTAAGTAGCTGGGCAATACCGCCAAGCACCAAACTTGTACCGAGGCCAAATAATATGGTACCGGCAATATTAAAACCAGCCGCTGTTGCTGCAACTACTCCCGTAGTGGCTGTGGCGGCCTTAGCGGCAGCAGCCGCTGCCCACCCTACGCCTGGGATGAACGCCAAGGCTATCAGTGCTACGCCAAGGATAATCCGTCCAACCGTGCCAGCACCAACGATTACAGGAATAATCCGTAGCTCCCGCCCCATTGGGTTGTGCAGGTCTTCCTCGCCCAGGTCATGGGCGGCAGTTCTCACGCGGTAGTGCTGCTGCGCCATGTGCTGCTCCAGCTCAGGCCAGTTCGCCAGCAGAAATCGCACTGCTTCTGCCGCAGATGCCACGTCTGCCTCTAGCACGCGATGCCCGACAAACTTTGCGAGTTCCCCGTAAAGCCTGATCTTACGCAGCATGACGCAACCTCCTGCCCGTACATTTTAGGAGCCAGCCGCCATAAAGCTCGCGGCAACTTAAACGGTTCTGTAAATGATGCAGAATCGTCTGATCACCTAAATAAACGCCGCAGTGGTTAAGGCCCCTGCTGGCGATACTCATAAACAACAAGTCGCCGTGCCTTAGCTCTTCAGTGGGCAGCAGTTCACGAAAGCCTGTTGCCTCCCATTTGTCATCAAAATATGGCTTGGCTTGGAAGTCAGTCGGTGTGCCGCTGCGCTCCCAGTCGCGGAGCGCAATGCCCTGCTCGGCGTACCAATCCCGCGCCAAGCTCCAGCAGTCGTGTACACCCCACACCCACGAACGGCCAACAATCGGTGCCTTGTAGCCTGATGGTTTGCATGCGCCCCATTGCAGCGTACTAGGATTGACGATATACCAAGGCAAGCCACTGGCTTCGCACGAGGCCAAGTCTGCCGCTGATGGTGCTGCTGGAGTCAATGGGTGGGAATGAAAAACGGCAACGATCTCTCCCTCATCTTCAGCCGCTGCGTAGTCGTCAGGATTAAGCAGGAAAAAGTCGTCCGGTGATTCGGCCAGATTCTGGCACGGCCAATAGTGCTCGCAGCCTTTGATGATGACCACCAGCCCGCAGGCTTCCCGTGGCAGGCACTGCTGGGCATGTTCAATGGCGGCTTCTCTCCAAGTTATCATGCTGTTGCTGAGTTGATACCAGGGAAACTACCGAATGGTAGCTCCGCATTTGCTCCAAATCTCGCTTTGCAACTTGCCAGTCGCTTGCCGCATACGTCCAGCTCCACAAGGCTTACGGCAACATCCTCGGAGTTAAAATAGTTCGTACCGTCGTATCCACATTCGTTTGAGCGATAACGCCATTGGCAAATGTTACTAATACATTGCCGTTTGGGAGCCCTAACTCCTGCCAGGTCCATCGCGCTGACCATCTCAAACTCAACCACATCTCGCGTTTCTGCGGTCTTACGGTCGATATAGAAAATTTCTTGTGGAAATTCAGCAGCATCATCAGCCGTAGCGTTAATAGATTCAAGAAGAATTTTGCCGCCATCTTCCATCAGGAGGTAGAAATTATCCTCTGTTAATAGAGCGCCACCGCTAGCTGGGAAGTTAATAGGGTCTAGATAGCGGGCAAGCGTGCGAATACGTGTTAGCTTTGCGCCTTCCAGGCCATTGGGCAGCGTCAACAAGATAGCAGTAATGGTGCCGAAGACATTGCTAACGCGAATTTTAGGTCTTGGTAGTTGGCCCTGTCCGCTGTATTCAAAACCTTCGGCCTCAATAGGCATGTGCAAGTATTCGTTGTTCCTCCAGAAAATATTGCCGTAAGTCAATAGATCGTTGCTACCGGCGTGGAAGCGGTAAATTTCGTTGCTGCCATGGATGTTAGAATTGAGGCTAAGCTCAAACATCTCGATGATGGCATCTGGCGATGGCGTTTGAAGGTCGCCCGCAATAATTGATACCGCCATCCAAGTGATGGTGCCATCTTGAACCTCGTTGCCAATGGTCGTCGGCCAAAACGGTTCGACAGTACCAGACGTACCCGCAACAATGCAGCGGTAGAAGAAGCCGCCACCATTATCTGTATAGGCGCGAACAACAGCGCCAAGAATGTATGCAGTGCTACTATTCCATCTAACGGGAGATGCCATCGCTTAAGGCTCGAACACTTGACGAAAATTAGCGCTAATCGTTGCCCTGTTGTTATATGGAATTGTCTTTGTCCATTGCTCGCAAACCCACCTGTATGAAGTCGTTTCGCCCAATGGTATCCAGTCAAACGATGCGCCGTCGTCAGCGCGTGCGTCGAGGAAGGCTTCAATCGTATCAGCCTCGGTTTCTGTAATATTTGTCCAAGATAACGACCAAACTTTAGGATTTTGATTTAAGCCAAAACGAATTCTTTGTTCATAGCCGTCCCCGAACTGAATCCTACGGATTTTGGGAGTCGATTCCTTACTGGCTCCGTAATCGGGAGTAATACTGGGAAAGGTTGCCATGTCTACAGATCAAGCGTGATGATGCCATTGGTAACATAATTGCAACTTATGACCTGCGCGTCATCTGGGCTGGTGCCGTAAGTGGCCTCCTGAATGATACCATTGAACACAATTTTCTTGGTGCTAGACAGATACAGCTCAAACAATGCTAGGCCAGCATCCCCAGGACTGTTGACAGCTTCGATAAAACTATTGTTCCCGCCGTCATAGATCAAATCAGCGGACCCGCTGCCAGAAATGATGCCGCCAGCAGTGCGAA